AAGAACTTACCTTTACAAGGATTCATACAAACTTGGTTTCAGGAAGATAATGCATTAGTTCCATTACCACCACCAAATCCAAGTAGTTAAAATATTTATATAAAATGGCAGGAAGTATACAATATATTAAAATATCAAGGATAGATGGAAATGGTAATGATTTAACAACTACATTAGAATCATTATCTAGTATTACTTTACCCTCGGGATCAAGTTCTAATACTTATACTATAAATAGTAGAACCAGGGCTAATGATTATTATTTATATTATGTTACAGCACCTAATAGATTAGATATAGCTGAGGCAGATAAACATTCTCCAAATTATAATATGGTAGGAACAGTTACAAATTTTAAATATCCTTAACAAATGTCATTAGCAGCAGCAGGAGTGCCCATACAATTTAGTGCATCTATAGATGTAAATAATTTTTTTGTACCCGTTTTAGAAGGAATTACATTAGAATCTCTTTCTTCTAATTTCCCCCTTACGGCATTTAAAATTAAAACAGTTCCCCAAAAAGCTTTTTTATTTAATATAACTGGCAGTATTAGTGGTTTTAATGTTGCTTCTTCAGGAGCTACTTCATTATCAGGTTCAGTACAATTAATAAAAAGGAGTGGAACAGATACTATTTTAGAAGAAGGTATTTTTATAAAACAATTAGCAGATACTATAGAAGGAGGGAGTGGTCAGTTTAATTTTTCAACTACAAGTTCATTAGCTTTTAATGATTTAGTTTATTTAAAAATTATAGGGCTTGGAAATGGTTCAACCCCACGAAATCCTTCAGCATTTACTGCTTCTTTAAACTCTTTTAAAATAACATCTGAACCTACAGGCTCATCTAAAGAATTAGTAGTAGAACCTTATTTAACTTCTCCATTTTATGGAACTGATTGTGATGTAACTTATGGAAATGCCTCACAACCAGTTTCTAACCCATTTTTGCAAGATATAGATTATGGGGATGGGGTTATTATTCCTATTAATAATGCTGCTATTATAAGTGGATCTGCAACAAGAGGAACTGTTCCCGAATCTTATTATACAGCTTTATCTAGTATTAATATAAAATACAATGGATCTAAAAATCAATCTAGTGATGTAAATTTATATGATCCTTTAGCTGGGAAAGATAATTTTAACCTTCCTATTAATATAGGAACATATGGACAAACTCCTTCAGTAACACTAAACCAATCTTTAGTAGCATATTGCGATTGGATTGGGGGTACAACACCTGAACTTAATAATAAAGTAGCAGCCCACATTAAATATTTAATAAATGAAAATGGAGATGCAATATCCCCTAACTTATCTCCTACAACTGTAAAAGATGTACAAAATAATTTTACAAAAGGAAAAAGTATTGAAGTATCTTTAATAGACCCTACTGCTGGTTCAGGAATGCAAGTATTAAATGGGAATAAAGAAATATTAAAAGGAGGATACAGAGTTGAACCTGTTTTATATTCTCAAATTCCAAATTCCCCTTTTTCTTCTAGTATTACTTTAGAAACTAGCTCACTAATCCCAGTAACTGATGTAAGAAACTCGGCCATTAGAAATTCATCTCAAACAGCAACAGCTGGTGCTAGTAATACTTTAATATGTACAACAGAATTATTTGATTTTGTAAGTAGTTATGAACCTACTACAGGAGTTTACACAGTACAATCAGCTACTGTAGAAAGTGGAGTAGATTTAATATTTAGAACTCAATTAGTATTATCAGCACCGGGTACCGCAGGGGGGTTAATGGATATTAGAATAGAAAATATTACAACTGGGGAATTAGTAGTACAGGAAAACCGAACTCATTTTGGTTCTGGCCATTCTCCAGTAGAGTACCAATTTGATATTTCAGGAACAGTATTAAATAATAAGTTAGTTGCAGGGCATGTTTATAAGGTATTAGTAGATTTAAGTAATTTTGGTCCTACCAGTGGAACTATTTCATCTGGAGCTACTTTTGAAACTTCACAAATCCCCTCAGCTACAACTGATGCTTTAATAACTGGATCCATGTGGGAATTTTCAGCATCAAGACAAGATGTTTTAACTTCTACAAATAATACTTTAAACCAAAGTTATAATTTTTTAAAACAGGAACCTATACCTAATTCAGGATTTAATAATACACAATTTTTATTCACTATAGAACCAGGAGACCAGTTCAGGTTTCAAAATGATGAATCAAAAACATATAATGTTATAAATGTTATAACCCCTGATCAAGAACCCGAGGGTAAAATTAAAATATTTTTAGATAGAAATATTTCAACATCTGTAAATAAAGATTATTTTCTTATAAGAAGGTTTGTAGATGATGGATCCTATATTATCTTTGATGAAAATAAACCAGCTGGGGCATCTGGAGCAGCTTTTATTAAACCTAGGTTTGTAACTAATATTTTAGATAAAGATGTGGACCAATTTATACAAGATTTAAAAAGTAAAAATTTATTAACTTAATAAAAAACAATAAAAATACATATTTATAACATATAATTAAACAAAAATGGGATATTTAAATAATCAAGTAGTAACAGTTGATGCTATCTTAACAAAAAAAGGTAGAGAATTGTTAGCAAAAAATGATGGTTCTTTTAGAATAACACAATTTGCATTAGCAGATGATGAAATAGATTATACACTTTATAATCCAAATAATAGTCAAGGCACTTCATATTATGGAGAAGCAATAGATAACATGCCTTTATTAGAAGCCTTCCCAGATGAAGGCCAAACAATGAAATATAAGTTAGCTACTCTTCCAAGAGGAACAGCAAAATTACCTGTATTAGATTTAGGATACTCAGCTATATCTTTAAAACAGGGAGCTTCATTAGCTATTACTCCTCAAACATTAAATTATTTAGGAAATGCTACGGCATTTGAAACTTCAGGATATTCGGCTACAATATCGGATGTTAGAACTATGGCTACTTTTAATGGTGTAGGTATACAATCAGAAGCAGCTCAAACTCAAAATGCTACTGCAACAACAACATTAGGAACAAATGTATCCTCAACAGTAATAGGATCTCAAATTAATCTAAGAGCAACTACAGTAAATACTTTATTTGGTTCTAATACTCAATTAAATACAACATTAACAGTAGTAGGTTTAGATAGTGGAGCTAGATTAACAATACCTATAACAATTACTAAAACAATTTAAAAATGGGATATAAAAGATTAGACGCCGAAGATTTTGTAGTTAGTGCTGATGCAGTACAATCTACAGCATGGTCAACAGATGCAGCTACATTGAGTACATTTTTTACTTCCTCAGTGCAAGCTGCAGGTACTTCAGGGAATTATTATTTAAGTATATATCAATCTGACCCTACTATCTCCTCAACTGGGGCAGCTATTCAATTTGATATAGCATATGGAAATAAGATTGGAAGTGGAAGTGAATATTTTAATAGTGCTTATACAAATTTAACCCCAGCAACTTCTATATACGGTCAGTATAGATCAATGATATTAGAAGATGAAAATTCTGATTTTCAGTTTGGTACTAGTACTAATGTTTATGCCCCTAATGATTTTTGGGCATTATCTATAGATAGGGCCAGATACAAAGAAAAAATATACCCACAAACATTTAATTTACAAATTTCAGGTTCAGGTGGATTACTAAAATTAACAAGCAATGTTAATGATACTCAAGTACAAACCTTTTTAGGATCATCTAGAGTATTACAAGTAGTATCAGGATCAGATGGTACAGCAGTATCTGGAGGAGGAGAAGTAGCAGGTTCAGGTTCTTATGGTTTATTATTCCCAGAATTGGGAACAGTTTTATTAAACCCTGCGGCTATTTCTCAATCTATTCAAGTAGATTCTAATAAAGGACCTAATTTAACTAACGGAACTAATCAAGCTACTTTATATGATGCTATAAATTTAGGATCTTCTTTTACATTAAACTCAGAAGAAACAATTACATCTGATTATGTATTTGTTAGATCAAGAAACTCAGAATTTAATTATTCAGTAAATCCTTCATTTATATCTGGTTCAACTGGAGAATTAACATTTAGCCAATTTATTAATAATCCCCAAGTATACATTACTACAATAGGAATGTATAATGATGCAAATGAATTGCTAGCTGTAGCAAAACTTTCAAGACCATTACTTAAAGACTTTACTAAAGAAAGTTTAATAAGGGTTAAATTAGATTTTTAAGATGAATGAGTGTTTACAAGTCATTAACAACATCGGATGTTATAGTAACTCCATTTAAAGTAAACAAAAGTTTTTCTTTTCAGGGTGCAAGTGCAATTACTGCCTCTAATGTGGGTATAGATAGATTTTTAGGGAAAAATATTACTTATGTTTCCGGATCTGATACGACAGGTCAAATTAAAACCCAATCCCAGGCACTAATTTATGATTCTATAAAACAATTATATTATACTAACTATTTAAGAGGAGAAGATGGTTCAACAGTTTTAACATCTTCAGTTTTACCTGATGGGATTAGAATAGGACAAGCAGGAGTGCAACCCATGTATGAAAATTATTTATCTAATACCCTAGAGGCAAATCGAATATTTCCCACAGGCTCTGGAGATACTATTAGTGTGATATCTATCCCATCAAATTTATTTGGAGAATATATTAAACCCGGAAGTTTTGAATTTAAATATTTACAAGATGCTAGTATTATTACTTTAACAGATAATAGTGAGGGTAAAATTATATCAAGTTCTCAAGAGGTAGGAGATATAATTTATAAACAAGGCAATATTATACTTACAAATGGTGATTCAATAGACCATTCATCATTGACAAGCACAAATAACGTAACTTGTTCATTTCAAAGTACATTAACAATATATGAATCACAATATAAATGTACTTTTAGCCCTAATGAATATACTTATACTCAAAACCCATCTGCTATTTCAGGCAGTGCAGATAGTGGGGTAGTTTACGATTTTTTAACTGGTTCGTATTTTCAACCTTATGTAACAACAGTAGGGTTATATAACAATGCAAACCAACTAGTAGCAGTAGGTAAATTATCTCAACCTTTGCAAAGTTCAAATGTAACAGATACTACTATACTAGTAAACTTAGACCTATAGTATTAACTAAAACAATTATATGAAATGGATAGGACTTCAAGGCGAACCCATATCAAACATTTCAGACTTTCCAGATAACACATACGGATTCATTTATAGAATAGTTCATAAACCTACAGGTAAAGCTTATATAGGTAAAAAAGTATTATACTATGAAAGAAAAGTAAAGTTAACTAAAAAAGATCTGGCAATGTATGAGGGTGTAGTAGGTAGAAAACCATCTTATAAATTAGCAATCAAAGAATCTGATTGGCTAACATATTGGGGTTCAAATAAATTACTAAAAGAAGTAATGGAATTAGAACCAGAAGAAAAT